CTTTGGCAAAAACTGCTGCACCTTTCATGACGTTTGGAATCGTTGGCAAGTTTATACTGTTTTCAGTATGCCTAACGATGATAAAATACGCTGTGACTAGTGTGGTGAGTTTTATTGGTAGTACAGCAATGGCAGTTACATCTTATTGTGTCGAAGCTGTTGGCAAGATGGCGCAAAAAGTTGGTTCTTTGGCTATGCGTAATGTCACATACGCGAGAAACGATATAATAGAAGAAGGTGAGAAATTGACAACTCATTGCCATGAATGTGAAGTATGCGGTGCTCAAGTGCGACATACAGCCCGATTAGAATTATGCGTTACACAAACACACATATGTACTACGTGCGAGCTGCCTGAGGCTCAGAGCGCCCCAGAAAGTAAGACCTTCGTGGGAGCTAAGACGAGGGTAGTTCGATCACCTAGAGCACGTCAATTTAAAGGGCAAGGTGGAAAATTCGTACCAAAAGAAATCAGCGACCAGTTCAGTACACACTCTGCTAGTGATGCAGCTATGGTTGAAACTTTTTATGCAACAAGTCGAAATTATATAACGGTTAGACGTGAAGACAGAGGAATCAGCACTCAAGGATTCGTATTGACAGGAAACATTGCTTGTACAGTGGGCCACTTTTTCTCAGATATTGAAGCAGGAGATAAAGTTGAATTGCTCGTTGATACAATACCCATAAGCAACGTCAAGCTCGAGTTAACCTATGAAGATATATATTTTGCTCCCGAAGCTGACTTAGCTTGTTTCCGTTTACCCCGCTCAGTGGCACCATTTAGAAGTATCGTGCACCATTTTGTTGATGAAGATCCTGTGGCAAGTGCAGCTGTACTTATGCCCAAGTTGGTGATTGAAGGCAACAGATGTGTAATAACTGAAAAGTTGTGTTCTAACTATCGAGCCCAAAAGAATATGAAATATACTTATGATGGGCTTGAGATATCAACTGACGCGTGTGGCGCTTACGATTATCCTACGGAAAAAGGAGACTGTGGTAACTTGATTTATTTAGTTGATTCCACGCGAGCTCGTAAAATTGTTGGCTATCATATAGCTGGCAACGGACGAATTGGCATTTGCCGAGTTTTGACACGTGGGGAAGCCCTAGATATTGTACAAGTTATGCAAGAAGTGCATCCAAGTCTCTATAGTACAGCACCAATCATAGATGAAGAAGATGAATTCGATGATATGGAAGGACATGTTTTAAGTGCCCCCAAACCCATTTGGCCAGGCATGGGCTACCATCCTATTGGCACTTCCGAGGACAACCTTGTAGGCTCGGGCAAGAGTCAATTTGTACCATCAAAGATACATGGGTTGGCATACCCTGTTACACACAAGCCCGCGAAGTTGCGTACTTTCAAGAAGGAAGATGGAGAACGCGTGGATCCCTTGCATAGATGTGAAGTGACGCCAGCAGAGAATTGCGTTGACGAGGAAATCATGGAATCTATCGTGGATAACATGTTGGACAATGTACACATGTATCCTGATAAAACTAACACACCACGACTGTTGACGCTGGAAGAAGCAATAAACGGTGTTGACATCGAAGGCGGCGGTTTGCATCCTTGGATAGGTGCCATGGAAATGAAAACATCAGCTGGGAAACCATTCATTACTCGGAAACGAGAAAAGAAAGGTAAGCTCGATTTATTTGAGTTTACTAATGGAAAGTACCACATGCGAGAAGAACTGCGAAAAGAATATTTGAAATTGCGAGCATCTATAACGTGCGCAACTGAGGAGCCAACCACTTGGCCGGTTTTTACAGACGTTAAAAAAGATGAATTACTGATAGCAGCGAAAGCCGATGCGGGAAGAACACGAATTTTTAATGTTGGTCCCGTACATTTTAATATCATTTGTCGAGAATATTTCGGAATTTTTAACGCACACATTATGGCAAATCACAACGATGGCGAAGTTAAAGTTGGTTTGAATGTACACTCAGACGAATGGCGCATATTCTATGAACGTTTGATACGTTATGGTGATCCCGACGACGTGCGGTTCCTAGCAGGTGACTGGAGCGGATGGGACAAATCTCTGCCTTACCAATTTTGCATGGCTTATATCTATCTGGCAGATAAATGGTACAATGACGGGCGTACGCGTGAGCGAGTTCGTATTGGGCAGATGATGTTTAGTTCCTTCAGACATAATGGTGATCAGTTGTACCGCGTTTATGGTTCCC